GCCCAACAGTTCGTTGAACTGCCGCACGGTTCTCAATATATAGGACTTCACCACTGAATGGATCAATGTCTGGTTGGAGGTACGCTTTTGTATCTGCATCAGCACCAGCACTTAGCAACGTACCAGAACCAGCACCATCAGTCTCTGAAACAACTTCACCTTCTGAGAACTGAGTGAATCCTGTATCTTCTGTCTGGTGATACCAAACCTCATCAGAGTCAAACTTATCAACATATGCCATTGCACCTGATGTAGCACCTAGCAATGTGTGGTCAGCAGTAAATGGGGTCGAGATGGTTGCAAACTTTAGTCGACGCAACATATTGCCAACAGCAGCGCTGAACAAAGCATCACTGTCTGGCATCTGTGGGTTCTTTACCAAAGCTAGCTGACGGAAGTCGTTGTTGACAATAAACTTACCGCCCTCATCACCATCTGGCTTAGTATTGAACATAATTGCTGTGGCTCTTAGGTCGTCACGAGGATCAGCCCCAAAACCGTTCTTAGGACCAATAACAACGCGAGCAGTTGTACCAGAACCACCGCCACCAGTAAACTTAACTTCGGCCCAATTGTAATTTTTGCCTTGTGCAGGTGCACCATCACTACTGTCAGCCAACACAACTTTTGTAACGGTTCCACCCGATACTGTAGCAGCACCTCTTGCACGTGTTCCATCACCCACAATTGTTACAGTTGGGGCGGAAATGTATCCACTACCGCCAGTTATCAATTGAATATCACCAATCTGGCCAGCTACAGCAGCGTTCTGAATAGTCTCTTGTTCAACTTCAACAGCTAGCGAGTCAGAGTCTGTAGTTGTCTGGAAACGAATTGGCATATAGTTAGCAGACAAGAATCTGTTTGCGTATGTTGTTCCAACAGTGTACAAGAACTTCCAAACATATCCATCAGCAGTTGTAAATGGTAATGATGAAATACCAGTTGGTTTCACAGTTGAAGGAACAGTTGCACCCGCTGTGTTTTTTGACTGTCGAAGACAAATGTAAACAGCATTGTCATCTGTAAGAACGTAGTATGTGTTTAATGGGTGACCTGAGGCGTTGTCATCGTACCCATAGTACGTTGTACCAGTGGACCAGTTGAAACGAGGAATCACAAACGACCAGTCAGTCACTTGCTTAGCAGCTTGTGCGCTGAGTCTGAAATTGCGAATCTCACGATCAGTAGGAGTTGGAGTTGGAGTTGCATCGGCACTATCCCAATCCTGTGCACGCCCAAGCGCAATATAGTAATTGTTGGCAGAGTCTGAAATATCATCAAACAGATTCTGGATCATAAGTTTTTTAATGCGCTCGGTAATAATTGCTGACATTGAGTTGTCCTATTAGCTAATAAACATATAACGTGCTGACGAATCGTGACTTGAGTCTAAGCCTAACAGGAACCAACCTGTGGATGCCCAAACAGCGTCGACAGCACCAAATTGCTTTAGTGTGAATTTTGTTTTGCCAGTGTAAGGAAAGGTCGATGGTGTAATTCTTGCCTCGCCTGCACCTCTATTGATAAACTTCTTAACATCACCCTCTGTGCTACCATTAGCCAACGTGAATGCTTCTGGTGTGGCATGGTTGAAGATCGTTGTAGGAGAAACTGTGCTAACAGCCGTTCCCGCTGTCAAAGTTTCTGAGATAAGGTTGAACCGCCCACGAACCTGTGTAGCACCTGTTCCCTTACCTGTCAGTGTTAGGTTGATGTTTGTGCTGGCACCAACAGCTTCAATTCCAGCATGACCACCAGCAGCAGCGTTGTTAATCTGAATGTAGTTAACAGCAGATGGCGTTGCACTATGACCAAGCATTGGATTGCCTGCGGAATCCTGAATTGTCGAGTCAATTCTTGGAGTAACAAGGAACGGCGATGTTAGAGTTTTGTTTGTCAAAGTCTGTGTAAGATTTAGCACAACAATTGTGTCACTATCACTCAACAGCGGAAGATTAAGGTTTCTGTTTGCAGCTAGATTAGCTGGAACGATCGTATATGAATGGCTTGAGTCAGCATCCTTGATCTTTGGAACAGTAAACGATGGTGTCTTTAGAGTCTTGTTAAGCAATGTCTGAGTAGCAGAATCCATAACAACTGTACCTGTGTAATCAGGTAGCTTAATTGTTCTATCCGCAGTTGGGTTGATAACTGTTAAAGTTGTTTCCCAAGAGTCTGCCGCAGATCCTTCAAAGATGATAGCATTGTTGCCAAGTGTAAGCGTGCTGATAGCTGTTACGCTATCACCGTACAACGAGTTGTACAGCTCTGCAAAGTTTGAATTGATCTTATTACCGGCTTGTCTGAGGGTGTCCCCAGTGGTATCATTTGCAATTGTGCCGATATTAACGGTTTGTCTAGACATGCTAAATCCCTAAAACTCTTTTGTTTTATTTATATCGGTTATGGAACAAGATTGCCCACACCGTCTGAATCAAGGTAAACATCATACTTGTCAAGGTCGAATGTTATAATGTCGCTTGACATTCTCATTGACGATCCAGCAGCATTTGAATCTTCGTCGAATGTCGGAGAAGCTGCCTTAACCAAATCGCCGAAGTTCTGATAGAATGGCTCAGCAGAATCCAAGAAGCCAGCAGTATCATTGGTTAGCTTGCTGTTGATCTGACTGAAGGTTGTATCCAAGCTGTATCTAGTTGAGTTGCCAGCAGAGTCGCTAACATCAACACCAGTGATGTCTGTAAACACGAATGGTGTGATTGTAGCCAAACCAGAGAACACTGGAACGTCAACAGATGGTATTGAGATAGGCATATTGTTAAAGCTGATATCAGCATTGACGCTGACAATCTGAACCTCAGAACCGACATACATTCCTGCAGGGTGAGCAAATAGTTTGTATAACTCTAACCAATCTGATGCAGGCAGACCGACCTTAATCAGGATGCCCCAGAATTGGTATACCTTGTCATTAATAATGTACTTGCCACTGCTTGGCCCAATAATATCTTGACCAACATTGAACACGTAGTTCTTACCATACTCAACAACAGGATCAAGACCATAGAACGCTCTAAAGAATCGCTCAATGCTGTACTTCGTACCCTTTGATCTGTAGAAGTTGTTAGACAGTAGAGCCGCTTGTCGAGGACTCAGCCATCCCTCGAGATAGTTTTGACCAAGTAGAAGCTCATCTTCAATGTATGTTAGGTTGGCTTGTTCTGTTTGTTGAATGTCACGAGTTGCAAACAGATCGTGGATCTTACGTGAAAAGTTTCCATCAGAGTCTAGGTTCTCGTAATACTTCTCGAGGAACGTGACAAGTTCTGGATAGTCGCCTGCGTAGAATTCAGGCAAAACCTCTTTAACCAGATCTCGCTGGAAATCTATATTGCGTCTACCAATGTCGCGTAAGGTCTTATCTGTCATTTTAGTTTGTCGCCGATACAATCTCTGGTGAAGCAAACGAAGCCTCACTGTCAAACTTCAATACATCATTACGTTGTGGGGTAATAACGCTTAGGTTGGCAGGCACTACGGACAACTTAATATAGCTGACACCACCAACAACGTTAGCTGGGTTCAATGAAACAATGTTGACTATTCCTGTTGCTGCAGTGTATGTTCCAACGCTATCGACAAGCACAGTACCTGTCCCTGCAGAGATTACTTGAAGACGGTTTGATCCAAGTTTGTTTTGAATCTTAGCCAGCGTACCGTTGAATGTGAATAGAGAGCTTGAAACAACAGCAGTATCTCTGTCAGGAACAGCAATCGGAACAGGGAATCTGAGATTGTAATCAGCATTTGTATTCAACAATGGAGTGAAACGCTGCTGCATTTTGACATCTGCACGGCTTGATAGCACAGCGGGGCTAACATCATCAACAAGAGTTAACAGATTTGATCGTCTAAAAGATTGATCAAAGTTTCCAATTGTGGTTGCAAAATAGTTGGTAATAACACCGTTGACTTGGTTCTCAAGAGTGTTTAATGATAGTGTTGTCAGCTTTGGGTTGACTTGGAAATACACGTTCGTCTCAACAAATGTCTCAACAGGATCTGCATACTCGATGTTGAATGACACAATGCCCAGTTGGTCAACAAGGCTCTCTACACGTGTCTTAATAGACGCTTGCAATGATGCATCTACATCATCTTCGAATAGAATAGAAGTAAAGATCGTGCCAAACTTAGGCTCAAGATTCTCTTCTCCACCCCACGACTTAATGTCTTGGATAAACTGCGAATAGTTACGTAGGATCAACGAAGTGTAATCGGCTGCTGTAACCATACGATTCTGCGCGGCATACTGGAAAGGAGCATTCTTACGAATTGATTCAATCGACTCTGGATTGTCTCCACCTACAGCTTTCGTTGATGTTGTTACGATTAAGGGGTATCCTATAGCCCCAACTGTAAAATTAGAAGTTGGAACAAATGATGTTGCACCATTTGCCACACTACCACTAGTTGACAAATATGTAACAACTACCTTGTTACCAGCAACAGGAGCCCTTCCGAGATTAACACCATCACCAAATGATAATTCGTAGAACCCGTTTGGAGCTTCCTTTAGAATGTAATATGTTGAGCTAGCAGATATCGATGTTGCTGACAAGATATCATTATAGGTGGCAAAAGTATTACTAGTTGCCGTATCATAGACGTTGACAGTTGCAGTTCCAGCATCGATGTTGATATCAGGAATGATGTAGACATCATTCTCAGAGAATGGACCAACGTAAAACGTCTTGGTCTTTAAAATACCCTCATAGACAACAACATTTGCTACTCCATTGGAATCTCTGAATCTGTAGACACCCGTTCCATCATCTTGAGCAGTATA